GGATAGATGATTGACCCCCTCTTGGTTTTGGTGGCTTGCCTGCAATGAGTTTTTGCAATCCGCTAAGAACAAGAGAGCTTGCAATAGAAGCTAATACGCCTGCAACTGTAAAACTTGCAGCCCAAGCCGATACGGCTGCTGAGGCTGCTACGAGTAATGGTGGCATTTAATCAACCCCCCATACTATTATTGCGTCATTAACGGGTACGTTAATTAAACCACCTAACGTCTTGCAAACAACGTATTTCCCAATAACAACGCCTGCGGCTTTTTCATTGTTGTGTTTAACTAGGGCAATATCGCCCCTATTGGCCATTGTCTTTAATTTTCTTTTGAAGTGTTTATCAAAAATGCCCGATATCTCGCCACCGTGTTCTTTTAATATTTCCACAGCTTTCTTTTTATTATACTCACCATAGCCTAGCATTTCAGGCTCTAAATCACGCTCTGTAATTTCATTTGCTGCTTTGCTTGTGAATAGAACGCAATCATTTTTACCCCAAATAAATGGCAAGTCTCTTTGCGCGTGTAAAATATCAGCAAGCCTTTTTTCCCACCCCTGCTTTCTCATTTACTATTCGCCCCCCATGTCACTTCTTTATCTTGCAGCGATGCGACAATCTCCAACCCCTTGTCATTCGGGTAAGCTATTCTTTGATCCTCTGGTGTGTACCTTCTTACTTTTGTTTTCTTTAAATCAATCAATTTGTTTTCTGCCTGCATTGATAACGTTGCCGTTGAGCCTGTCTCATCAATCTGCAAAACATCCATTCTGCCGCTAAACAATAAAATCGCGTCACCTACTATCGCGCCCGTGTCGTCTAGCACTCCGAAATAACACGACACTATTCTTCCTTGATATGGCTCTGACAAGGCTATACTTATGATGCTGGAATTTAAGCCTGATAATTGAAACACCGCGCCCTTCGCTTCGATGTCAACCGTTTCTGTCATTTCTGAAATAGATAACAGATTCCCAGCGCCCGTGTATATTTCAGAATTAAAAGTTATCTCTCCAATGCCCGACCAAAATCTCACATCACCGCTGTCAAATTGGGCTTTCAAAAGGATAACAGGCCTTAACTGGTCTGCCGTGACCTGTGCAACCATGTCATTTGTTAAGCCCCTACTCACTGATAGCCTCCACAAACCCTATTGTAACGCTGTAAATTGGCCTATAATTTGATTGCCAATCCGCGCCATTGCTTGCCAGTCTCATAAGCCCCTTAGCCCCTGTGATCGTTACCGCCTGATTGTCCGAAGGCGATGACCTAAGTGATGGCTGGAATGTCAGTGTCACATTGCCCGAACTATCACTATTTGCGTCTTGCGTTATCATATAGAGCCTTGAATCTGTGCCAGTGCCTAGCTGGAAATAATCGCCCTTGCGTATCCAGTTTGTAACAAGTGGCGTTGCCCCGTCTATTTCAAGGGTATTGCCAGTTTGAGCCGCGCCCTTAATCAATGGCGTACCGCCCAACGTTCCCAAAGCACCCAAGGCTAGGAAATCAGGATCACCATATAAGAACGTGCCGAATTGACCATTTAAATCAGCAAGGAACGCCTTTATTGCGGACGCGTCACTGTTAAACATAGGCATGAACGTAACTTCCCCCTGCCACATAGAACCACCAAAGTCATAGACTTGTTGACGGTACGTGAATGGCGAACGGTTTGACGATGTTGAACGCATGATACCAAACGTGCTTGATACAATGCCAACGCTTGGGAATGTCAGTGGATATGTCGTCATATTGTTGACCCCCTTAGTCTTGCATCTTCAACGCCTGAAATTACCGACCGTTTCAAGTCAGGCAACATCTTGGCAACCTCTTGCCGTACCGATGCGGAAACGCTTGTGCCTATCGTGATGTTTTGCGTAATTGAAACACCGCCACCACTTGACATTGATTGATTAGGTTTTGTGACCGTAACTTGCTCACCACGTGTCGCTTTAAACGCCACTAATCCGCTATCCGTTGCCCCGTCACCGCCAACCGTAAACGAACCACCATTGGCAAACCCCTTAATGCCAGCAATGCCTGAGAATATACTTGATGCCAATGAGCCAAATAGACCACCGCCACCAGAACCCTTATCACCGCCAAAGGAGAGTTTAATCAGGTTGTTCGCAATCTCATTAACCGCATTTAAGGCAATCTTTTTGAAGTTATCCATTGCAGAACCACCAGCAAGCATCTGGTCTTTCATGCCGATAAAGCTATCAGCAACTGTGTTGTTGTATTGAATTTGCGCGTCTTGTGCTTTTTTGGCTGCGTCCTCATGGTCTTTCAAAGCCTTCTTTGCTTTTTCAGCTTCACCGCCCGTTGTGGTAAGTGATGCAAGCAACGCCTTTGTTTTATCGTCAATTCCAGTATTGGTGGATGCCTGCTTTATCTGTTTATCTTGTTGTTTGAAGTAATCGCCCATTATGCTCTTGTTAAAATCACCACCCAACCCCTGATCGTTTAATGCGCGGTTTTCTTTGAGCCTGTCAGTCTTGAGCTTTTGAAAGTTTATCATGTCGTCAACTTCTGACACATCTTGACCTAAGAACGACCTTATCGCCCTGCCAGTTTCAAGTGTAACCGTCCTAAGCTCTTGTATTTTTATCTTGTATTGATCAACCGCCCACCCTGCCGCGCTCATTGCTGCAACCCATGTGTCTCCGATGGCTTGGCCTATCCCTCTAAATTCTTCTGCAACGTCGACACCCCTTAATAGGTTTTCGATTGTTGCTGTAATAGCAGGCGTTAAACCTACTGCAAATTGTCTCGCTGCACCGCCCGTTGCCGCTGCTATTTTTGCCACTGCATCGTTGGCTGCTTCTAATTGAGCCGCGTCAATTCTGGATATTTCAAGACCGAATCTTTTTGCTTCTTCTTTGGCTTCCGTTAAAACGCCCGTACCGTCTTTGATAAGGTTAAGCATATCCTCACCAGAACGCCCGAACACCTTCATAGCGATTGCAGCCCTAACAGCAGGGTTTTCAATCTCGCTTATACGCTGAGATAAAAGCTCGAATTGATCTTGTGGGGCTAAATTAATAAAGGTCTCTGTGTTTATCCTTAGCGCGTTAAAGGCTGCGGCAAGTTCAGTATTACCACTTGCTGCCTCAACCGCGTTTTTAAACATAAACTTAATTGCATTATTTAAAGTGCCAGTTGAAACCCCTGCCAAGTCTGCCGCATGGTAATACCCTGCCAGCGTTTCTGTGGTTATGCCTATTCTATCAGACGTTTTGCCTAATTCATCGCCAAGATGCGACTGCTTTACGGCAAGAATACCAAACCCAACTGCCAGTGCTGCTGCTGCTGTTGCCGCAATCTTTCCAGCCTTTGCAACACCATCAAGAGCCGACTTTGCACGACTAGACGCGCTGTCTAGCCCTTTTGTATCACCACCGAATTTTACCAGTAGGTTTTTAACAACGGTACTCATTTTGCAACCCTCGCAATAATGTCAAGAGCGTCATTTTTTGTCATGCGTTTTTTAGGATTTCTTCCTTTGGAAGACATATAGCCTTTAATGGCGATTTCAGCTTCTTTAACGGTCATTGAACGACATACCTCTGGTGTATATCTTAGCACACCCATTAGAAACTCGTAATAACTTTCTAAAGCGAAAAATCTATATTCTATTTTTTTTTATCTAGATTTTCTTCAACTTTAGGCTGGCTATTACCAGTCACGGCATAGGTTAAAAACTTGATATAAAACTCAACAAGATTTGCCATGCCTTTGGCTATCACATCGTTGCCGATTTCAGCCCTTGAAAGCCTTGTATCGCCATTTGATTTTAAACCAGCATGTAAAACACTCACCATATCAGTTAAGTGCATACGCCCGTTTAATGCTTCATCTAACAATTGAAAAATAGGCTTCCGAACTGTTGAAAGCTCTATTGTTTCAATGAAGTTAAAATCAGCAACAAGCGTCCTTTCTTGACCGACTAAATCAAGTGTAAACCTTCCGTTTATCATGAAATTGCGACTGCCCCAGATGAAGAAAGAGAGATAGAGAAGTTAATCTCACCGTCATGCGCACCTTGTTCTTCAAAAGAAGTAATGCGGAATGAGCCTGTGTACGTATTACCACCGCTTGACGCTCCTTCTGCCATAAGAACCTTATAACCTCTGTGCGTTCCTGCCAATGCAGCAGCCCGAATGATGGGAAGTTGCGCACTGTTTGTCAACACGCCAGAGCCTGAAACGCTAACTGTAGAAAGGATATTTCCTTCTAATTGGTAGCGAACGCCTGAATCGTCTTTCGTTGTCACGTCTACTTCGGTTTCAGCAACCGAGATTGTCACATCACGCATGCCTGCGATTGTAACATAAGTAGCTGGCGAACCAGACGAATTGATTTGAAGTACCGCGTCTCTACCTGAATAAGCAACTGTCATTTTAAACTCCTATGTTACAACACATCTAAATGTTAATAGCCCCTGCCAAGTCACCCCGTCAGGCTCTCTGTCTATAAACCCTATACCGTTATAGTGTATATGACGAACGCTATATGTGTCTAGCGTCAAATTGCTTTCTTGCCGATTTAATGCTGCGTAAACCAGTGCGCGAATATCTGCACACTCTTTTGAGGTTGGTTTGCGACTAAAAACCTGCACCGTGATTTGGTGTTCCATGCCCGTAAAATCTTGCCCGTCAAAAGGCGCTGAATCAATAGACACATTCACGCAAGGAAATTCCGTGTTCTGTGGCATCCCTGCATATATCCTTGTTGATACAAACGCACTCATGCCAGTATAACCACGCAACCTTGCAATAATTGCTTTTAATAAAGGCGCGTAACTATCTGCCATTGCCAAAATCCTTTTTAAATTTAGCCACAACATAATCAAAGGCAGGCTGCAACCACGGTCTAGGTGACATATTGGACGTTCCGAACTCTAACCAAAATCCATGCGGCGCGTCTTTTCTTGACCCCACGGTATAACCATCGGACACTTTTTCTACTGTTATGTTTTTAACCAGCGTGCCTGTGTCTGATTTTGGAAGCTGTCCTGCTGCTGACGCTTGATGGCTAATTGATCCTCTTTTGTATATTGCACCCGACCTTGCCCCAGAGCTAATAGATTTAACTGCCTTGCCTTGCGTGTCCTCTGCTGCCTTTGCTAGATTTTGGTTGAGTTTCTTTTTATCACCTTTTGCTTGCGCGGTAATCCAGTCATTAAATTCTTTGATCCCCTCAAGCTCAATTTTCAGCATCGTTTTCCTCACATGTCAAAACTTGGAATACCTTGCCTTCCATTTTCATAGATGAATCAATATTCTTTATAAACTTCACAGAAAAAATACGGCCATCAAATAGAACCCTATATTTTGCAGCCGTTGCCGTGTCTTTTAACGCTGCTAAATAACGGATTGTCATGCTGTGCGTAATTCTGCTTTGCAGTTGTTGGCTCAGAAAGGCTTCCCTGCCACCCATAGGCTCGATTACAGCCCATGAATTATAAACCTCTGCCCATGTAACTGTCGATCCGCCATAGTCGTCAAGTACGTCCGTACGCGCCTGTATGCTGATCTTATTCCTTGCCTTGGCTGGAAATTCTCCGCACTTCATCACATAAACCCTAATTGATCTAAAATGCGATATGACTGCAATAGAGCCTTGCAAGATGGTGGCATTTCACACGCTTCACGGCACTCATACATAAACGCCACATGCTGTCTGATAGCTTGCTTTATCGCCATTGGTATTGCGGCTGGTGTAGCCCCATACCCTGAAATGTACCTGATTTTAACCGATTCCCTGCGCCTTAAATTTGAAGGCCATACATTGCCTTCATTCAAATAGAACCTACCGCCCGTTTCATCTAGCTCATAAATAGAGCTGGACATCGTGCTTTCTGTGTTATCCGTTCCATATGTTTTAACCGATGCGATGGACGAAATAGGGGGGTATGGTAAATCAATCTCATTCAAATTACCCAAAATGCTCTGGCGTGTACCTTCATACGTGCCTGCCCCGAGCCTGTCAAACTCATCAGTTCCGTTATTGCTTGGTTGGTCAAGCGTCAATTCCAGCGTCTCTAATAAGATAGACCGCTTTATATAATTCCTTGCCGCTTCCGTTGCTGTGTCAATCAATTCGCCAATAAGGTCATCGTCTACTACGACATCAACGCGCAAGTATGTTTTCATGTCGTCAACTGAAATAACGCGTTCTGCATCAACCATTTGACTTGCTGGCGTTACGACTTTGATTGATTTTCTATTGTAAAACATATGAACCCCTAATTATCTACCATGATTATATCATAGCCTGCTGCCACTGTCAGCCCTACGCGTAACACTTAATCTATGCACCTCATTAGAGTTTGAAGCAACTTGAAAACTTAAAGAGCTATCCCAGTTTATATTGTCGGGAGAAAACTCCATATATAGCACGCCCGATTTGTCAGTTTTAACAGCAACACCTACAGGCGAATAGGCATAAACATCATCCGCAACGCCTGTAAAGGTCTGCCCGTTTGCTAACGGTAAAAAATACGAATTGTTATTCCCATCGTCCATTTTACACCTAAAAAAATAGGGGGATGGCGTAAAACCAATCCCCCCTGTTAGTCCATCCAGATATTAAGTAGCTGCGATTGCGGCTGCTGTTGCTGTTACGGCTGCGGATACTGGAGTACCCTTAACCCAAGCACCAGAAACAACAGCTGCTGTGTTTGTTGTGCCAGTAGCAACAACGCGCACGTAACGCTTAGCACCAACATACCCGATTGAGCCATTAATCACGTTATCGGCTGCATCATCAGTTACAGTCAGCGCGCTTTCAAGGCCAAGAAGGTCAGCATCGGCAACGGCTGTAAATGCACCGTCAACCGTTGTATCACTTTCTTGAACTTCATACGCAAAACCAGAAGCTGTACCAGCGTCAGTAATCGTACCGTTTGTTAATACAAGCGTTGCAGATTGAAACCCTTGCAGATCAACGATATTGCCTTTAGCAGGGGTTACGCCTGATAGCGTTGCAGAGATTGCAAGAGCTACTTGTACGTTATTTTTCATGTCTACTTTAGCCATAGTGATATTCTCCTTTTGTAAGTCTCCCCACGGCTTTTAAACCGTG